GGCAATACAATATACACCTGTTTTATCAACTTTGCAAATTGTTTTACATGGACTCATTTGACGGTACTCTTCAGGTCTTCACGATATGACCTCCAAAAGGCGAAGATAACGACAAATAACAGAAAAAGCAGGTAGTTAGTCATTTTGTAGCCATCCAATAAAGACCTACGTTAGAAAAGGCATAACCGGCATACACCACCAGCAGAGCAATGTTGCCCTTCATGCCCTGCTCTGCTGCAATGTAGGCATAGATGCAGCCGGTTAAAATGATCAGCCAGCTACTCATGCTTGCTTCAACAATGCTAGGCAGTCTTCAAGTGCATTCATCAGTGCCTGCCTTTCAGGATTGTGGGCATCAGAGTATTTTCCACTGACCTGCCTTAGGTCAATAAACTCTAGCACCAAGTCTTCCAGTTTCTTATCGATGCTCATTGCAGGAACGTTGCCGTCATCAGTAAAAATAAAACACTCAACATTACCACTATCGCCCAGTCCAACACAGGTATCCACCTCCAGTTCTAGTTTCATTTTAGGTAATCTCCGTAGATTTTTAGAAAGTCCATTACTTCACGCTTTGCATCAGAGTCGAGCAAGTGCCCATATTCCTCTGGATGATTAAACTTGCTAACCAACTTAACGGCAACCTTGATCTGTGCTGTTAGTTCCTCGTTGACCTCTTCAACTTCTTTGATGCGCTCTTCTAGCTGCTCAAGAGCACTGTAGTCAAGAGTGTCGTAGTCAGCATCGTTCCAGTAGTCATAAGAATATTCAGTCATTTCAAGCCTTTCAGTATTGATGATATAAAAGCAAAGCAACCTATCAGTAGTGCGGATGTCATGTGTTCTTCTCCTTTAGTTTGGCTTCGATAGCGAACAACGCTTCCATTTGGCTTCGACAGTTCTGGTCAATCTCGTCACGTTCTTCGTGCGTCAGCCCAACCCATTCACGACAACAATGCCCACACCTCGGGCAGAAAAACTCATATTCACGGTCAATCATAGTGCGGCCTCCGTTATCTCATTCATGCGGCCTGTAAACTTGTCGTAGAGAACGGCACAGGCTTTACCAGTCTCTCCGCTGTATCGGTTTTTGATAACCCTGACCCTGGTCGTATTCCTCTCGATTGGGTCTTCATGCTGTGCTGACCTTTCTAATCCTAACACCATATCGGCTAGTTGTCCAATACTTGCTGAACCCCTTAATTGGGACAGACTAGTAGATGCACCCTCTTCATGGCCTTTACCCTCTGGCCTACGAAGATGGGACACCACAAACAAGGCCACCCCTGTTTCCTGCACAATCATCCGCAGCTTGGTCATAATCTCATCGATGGCTTTGCGCTCGTCTCCATGATCTTGCGCCGACACCACAATAGAGACATGGTCTAGCAGGATATACTTGCAGTCTAGCCCTTTGGCAAAGTATCGAACCCGATTGATGATGTTATCGATTGCGGTAGATCCAAAGCAGTCATAAAAGAATAGCCTATCAGAGCCAAGGGTCTTATCAAAGGCTTCCTTCTTAGCCGATTCTGTTGCCTCAGTCTCTGCTAGATGCAATGGCTTATTGATAGCCAATGACATCAGAGACAAGGCGGTGCGCTTAACAGACTCTTCCAAGAACATAATCCCGATATTGTCCTTAGTCTCACAGAGCAACTGCCATATCACTTCTCGAATAAACTGAGATTTACCAAGGCCGGAGCCAGCAGTAACCACCACCATTTCCTGTTGCCTAATACCGCCTGTCATGCCATTGAGGCCAGCATAGGGATAGTGCGCCTGAGCCTTTGGCAAGGGCTGCATAACCAACTCGAACAACTCAGAGCCAGCAACGATACCGTCAGGCACATAAGTCTCTGCTGCCCACCATGCTTTAACAAAGTCCGCAGATTTGTTGTCCTTGAGATAATCACAGGCATCTTTGTACGGCTTAGACATCTTCATGATCTTGACCTTAGAGCCAAACAGATCAGCAACGGCTAGAGCTGCTTCCTGCCCAGGTTCATCAGCATCAAAGGCAAGCACCACAGTCTCAAAGCTGTCGATGTACTCAAATTGGGCTTGGCAGTCCTTCACAGCCGACTGTGCCCCATTCTTGATTGACACCACAGGATATAATGAACCTGTCATCTGAAAAGCCGCCAAGGCATCTAATTCGCCCTCACAGATGGTCAGATATTTACCACCGGCAGGATACCGATTCTGCCCAAACAAGGTAGCCTCTTTAATGTTGCCTTGAGACCTGAATTGCTTGTCAGCCACTGACCTGATCTTGAAAGCTACCTCAGTGCCTCGGTCATCGGTGTAAGGATAATAATGCTCTGTCCCTGATTGTCTGACACCATACGCTTCACAGGTAGCTTTGGTGATACCCCTCTCAGGTATGCTTAGGAATTGACCGCTAATGCCCTTTAGAGGCTCTACAACGGGTTTCTGTGTCATCGGTAGTACCTTACCCCTTCCTTGGTCAGAGAAGCCCTCTGAGAGCGTTTTAGAAGCTTTGTGGCACACGAAACAATAAGTGCTGTCGTCTGAATAGACTGCCCTGCCGTCACTAGAGCCACAATCAGGGCATTCAGTATGCCTTACAAACCTGTTTTTAGACTGTATTTGCATTGATCCTAATCCTTTCCTCTGCTAATCGGTCAATGATTGCCAAAAGGGCAACACAAGTGCCAGATTCTGGCTTAGTGCGTTTCAGGGCTTCGTAGACATCATTGAGCAAGGTCTCAATGTCAGTCGATCCATGCGCTAATAGGTCAACACAATCAGAAACACAAAACCAATATATTCGTTCTAAGTCATCATTTTCCATTGAGTGCTACCTTTCTTTATTGTCTCTATAGAGTAAAGATTTAAATACTTATTAAAGTCTTCTTTCATAATAGACTATTTAGTCAATATAGTCTTTAATAGCAAGAATCGTGCCAACCCTCACCTGTCCCGCCATTGGTCATCAGAATAGTCCTCAATATCGAAATTGCCCGCTAATGGGTCTAAATCGCTCTCTGTGCCTTCGTCTGTTTCGTCGGCCTCAGACATCAGGGAAACATTACCGACGGCAACAAGGTCGGTTTTAATCGATTTTAGGCACTGTTTGCACATGGATAGATAGTCCCTAGTGTAAACTGACCTGATTGTGGTTTCATAGTCCGTCAATGCTTCATTACAGGATCGGCATCTCATGGTGTCCCCTTTTTAATACATAGGGCATCAAAAGCCTGCATTGATTCGCTAAAATAGGTATCTCTCAATAGATCCTTTTCATAAGCCATCTGTAGCCTTTTTTGATCTTCGGCTTTTACCACATAATAGGCGAATTCGATCAAATCGTCTTCGCTGCCTGAGTAATTCCCAAAATCGCTGTAATCTAGTCTTTCATCTAAGATATCCACTACTTCTTTATTCGTTAGTAACACGATAAAACCTCCTTTTGTTTATTGGTAAAGTTAGACAGCCTAGATTCTATCAGGGCTTCGTGCACAGATGCAACAGCGTATGCATCGAACCCGCCAATGTGCCATCGATAAGGCCCTAGCGGTATGTGATCGAGTTTCCAATCATAGACGGTAGCGACGGAACCGTCCTCGAATTCTATGCACCATTCTGCATTGGTCTTATCGCCTATGAACACAGTAGGCGCACCGAAACAGCGACACAATTCGTCATAAGTGGCATTGACATAACCCCTTAGACTGCTCATGTTAGTCTGATCTGCTTTGCATTGTTTGTGCTTCATTGTTGATTCTCCTCAATTAAACATCCAATGACATCGGGAAAGTATTTTTCCATCTCTTCAATGCTCTGCTCGTGTGCGTTCCAGTCGTGGGCGTGCATATCCAACTGGCGCATCGCCTGAATCGCTCCAAGCAGATCCAAATAAGCGCATCTAATTACTGATTTTTGTTCGTCAGTCATTTTTAATACTCCTCATGGTTAAGCGCATCCATTTCGCTATAATCTGTAACCCCTGCATCGTAGCCAATACGGTAAAGGTGCTGTTGTTTATCGGTCATGTTCTCATAGGTTTCATTCTCGAAACATCCGACTGATCTGCCTTGCCAATATCCCAAGGCAAAAGGGAAAGCATCGTTAAAGAATTCATTAGTCATTTTTAACTCCATAAAGTGGACAAGGTTAGAGAAAAGAAAAACAAGGTAAAGGCTATAGATAAGTTTAGCATTTTAGTCTAAATCCCAGGGTTTCATTACCATGATTATGGCCGCACAGCCAAACAGTAAAGCTGCCAGACTAGCATATTCCCACATTGTCATTTTGATGCCTCGCTTTCAATTAAAGATTTCATTGTATCAATCATTTCTTTCTTGGTGTACCCGATAAACTTGTGGCGAATGGTTTCACCATGATCAGGTATCGCCCATGCTTCAATGCCCCAATGGTAACGATCAAAGGTAATGAGATAGTCTTTATAGTCTAATGATTTCATGATTAAGCCTCCTCTACCATGTGATCTGCTATCTCATGCCAATTTACATCAGACAGAAAGGCTAGAGCATAGTCTAAGGCGATGCCCTCTGCCTGTTCCTCAATGACTGATTCGACATAGTCACGGCACTCTTCAGGTGTCTTATAATACTCTCCTGCCCCATCATCGAAGAATTCAAGATTAACTCTCCAAGTGGCGTAGTTTGTCCAACCATTGTATTTAGTGTTTTCCATGTCTAGGTTCCTTTTTAGTTTAAATTAATAACACCAACCATCGGGTAATTCTCCCCCATTGGCTTGCATCTCATTTACTTCTGTTCTGATGTGCATTCTTGCCCTAAGGACATCATCTACGACTTCTTCAAGACTGTTTACTACAGGTAATTCGTTATGAAAGTTTGATGGGCAAATATAGGTGACATTGCCGGCACTAAGTCTAGGTGAGTCCTCGTATTCAGAGTAATACGCAAATACTTGAAACTCGCCAGACTCTTCTAAAACTACTGTGTCTTCCCCATATCTACCATCTACAGATAGTTTCTGAGGACTGATTCCCACGTCAATCAATGCTTTAATAAGTTTTTGGCTTCCCATTTTAGTTTCCTCTTTAATCTAGGTTAATAATAAAAATCGCCTTCTTTGTAATACTGTGCTACTGCTTTAGCGCTTGCAAAACTACCCAAAAACTTTGGCGGCAGAGAAGAGAAGAATACTCCCCAACACTTATACCCTAATTTGTCCTCTGTCCTATCAATATAGCCCACAACCTTGCCGTCTTCAATGATATTGTAACTGTTATCGATGTTTGATTTTGCTATTGCTCTCATGGTGTAGTGCCTTTCTTGGTTGATTAAAATCTGCTGTCTATACCTATATATGTGAGAGAATCATACCTGAAAATCTTTAGGGTTACTTAAGTATTTGATTCTATTGGATTATTGCACTGCATCATTGGCATTAGAGAAAACCCTTAGAGACAGCCACAAGCCATCTCAGAGAAATGCATTAATGTTGTGCTGCACAATGGCATAGTTCTTGCCCTGTATCTAAGATGCACTGAAATGGTGCAACATAGCCCCATATACTGCACTGCAACATAGACCTGGCATGATTCTTGCATAGGCAAAGACTGTGCCATGCTGCATAGCAACATAGCCGGCATAGTAAGCACTGACTAACATGACAGGGGGGGTGGGGTAGTGGCAATGTAGATAATATTGTTGAACCACCACAGATACAAAAAAGAGCAAATTAGACAATTAAGTGGTCAATAATTAACCAGCAATAAAGATCAATATAATCAATGAGTTAGTCTTATATTAGGTCTACCTATGAAGGTCAATTAAATCAGTGCTGGAATCTGTGCATTGCGAAGGCCTGAGCAGGCACTAGGTAGTCACTAAAGAGACTATAAAAAAAGGACTTGACAAAACAGCAAAAATGTGCTATAGTCCTCTATATTGATAGCACTGAGACAACAAGTTCTAGGTTGTGCCTTAAAAAAAACATACATTAACAACTAACCTTAGGTTTTGTGTTTTCTGTGCTGATCTATATTGGAGAGAAAC